CCAGCCATGATGTCAATAGGCAGGATGCCATTGTGTGCTAGGTATGTATCGTGAGTGTTAGGCACTCGAAACGGGTGACAGTTATCCTCATTCTTGACACCATGCGTAGCATAGCGAGCATGGAACATGGCATAACTATCTGGATACTGCTTGCGTACTTCTAGGAATTTCTTGATTACTTTCTTGCTTGACATGCCACGACCAGTGACAATGCCGTTAGGCGTGATGACTGCGAAACCGAAGCCATGCGGATTATTACATGAAGCACATTCCAAGTCCTTCTTACGAGGCGTGGAATTGGGCGAGGCTACAACGAGTAGACACATTTAGTTGCTCACATTCTGTTCGGCTAGCCGAACGACTAGTTTATCTATACGGGCTGATAGTTCTGGGTATAACTCTTCATGTTGGAATACATACCACATGAAGTTGTCTGCGCTAAGCGCACCATCTCGGATGTCGCTCACAGTAAGGTTACGGGTATACTCAACGCTGGCGTGCGCCAAGTCTATCTGGGCTTTGATGGTGTCACCATTGACGCTACCTCGGAAGATACGCATCTCTAGTGTTGCTTGGTTATTGGTATTGACTGCTGAATAGCGGTCGCTGTTGCGGCTGGTATCTAACTTGTGCGCGAAAGTACGCTTGGTGTGCCACTGGTATCCCGTACCATCATCATGATAGATGCGCTCACCATTCTCATCACGCTGGTACTCAGACTGATAGATGTCGGTGAACTTAGCCCATTGGTCAGATGTACGACCAGCAAGGGTCGAATAGAACTCAGGGTTAGAGTAGACAAGGTTTAAGAAGCGGTGCTGGTGCGAGCCACCATTAAACCCTGTGCGTGAGATGTGGATGTGTAAGCCACATGTCTTAGTATCCCATGACTTGACTCTCATACCAGACTTGGTACGCAAGTCCTCTAGAATAGTCCATAAGTCACTAGCCTGATTCTTGAAGAAGTCATGCGACATAGGATGCGTGACTATCTCGAACCCATTGTTAAGTGAGCCGTCATTCTTGAGATAAGCCAAGTCCATAGACTCTAATTGGTAAGCGTGCGTAGCAGAATCACACTTGTCATCCCAAGCCTCTACTTCTATCTCTAGCCCGAAGAATAAGCGTTCATTCTTGTCGGTGCTGTGGAAGATAGCATCAGGTCTGTAAGTATAGTCATGGATAATACGATTGCCATTGTCATCACTATCCTGTGAACAACTATCGCAACCCTCTGCGTTCCATTCGTCGCAATCTTCACAGAAGTAAGCATTATCTAGGCAACCATCACACCAAGATTCACCTCTGTCATTTACATAGTTTGTTCCATTCGAGTTGTATTCCTCGCATGAATCACACCAGTAGGCACGATTATCGGTACACGCTTCGCACCATATATGGTCATAATCTACTGTATGGAAATTGTCATTAGTCGAACCAATGGTATCGCACCGCTGGCAAACCATAACACATTCATCACATAGCAAGTCATCATAATTAGTGTTGACTAAGTTATCTAACTCAGTTTCGTATGAACATACTGAACAACTGTGTAGAACATTATCATCAACTTCATCTGTCATTTTATTGCCTCTCTGTTCGGCTAACCGAACGATTGAACTCATTGCGTTCGCAATAAGCCTAGTCTACTTGGTAACTAAGTTCTTGTCAAGCATGGCATTAGTTAGGGAATCTCTGGCACTATCCACTACTTTGGCCAGACCTGCGTATCCCTGCTTAACCATGCGGTCATGCTCAGCCCTGAGCGCTTGTCGCACTAGGTTCACCTCAGCATCGGTAAATGTAACAGTAATCATCTCTGATAACTCATGACAGTCTGGAATACGACATCATCAAGGTCATCTACAAGGTCACGCCACTCTTGCTCAGATAGGTCATGCCCAAGAATCTCTTGAACAAGTTGGTAGTCGAGGCGGGATTCCCACAAGTTTGTGTCGGAAATTCCGTTGGCGATAAGTTCGTCTGCGCTGGCGTACATTATGACACCTTCTTGCGGATTAACTTAGCAATGCGTAGAACAGCGACAATGCTCAGAACGATAATCCATGTGCGGTGGTTAATGTATACATCACCGAAGTAACTCTCGATGTTGATACTCCACTTGCTTACTTCTAGGTCTAACAGTTCCATTTATTTACCTTTCGATTCGTTCGGCTAGCCGAACAGGATAACAATTTGTTATCACGCGCTCACCGCAAGACTCGCACTTGCGTAACTGCCTATCGTGAGCCACCAGCCTACGCCTGCCCAAATTCAGGGTAGGCTATCCGCTAAGGTCTTAAGCATAGCATCGAAATAAGTTCTGGTCAAGTCCACAATTCATCTCTCTCAAGAATGTCTATTGGGTAATAGTCGCAGTCATGCGCCATTCTATCTGAGTCTGAATAAGTAATCTCACCACACCAGCATTTAACTTCTTGCTCGTTCACATTGACTCCTTATTGGAAGCCTCGCGCATAGCGATTACTCCACGCTCATGGCGTTCACGCTCTGCTCGCTGTTCATTCAGAATGTTAGTCTGAACTTCGAGGTGTGCGGTTAGTTCGTTTAGGTCAATCATTTCATTCTCACATTCTGTTCGGCTAGCCGAACGATAGTAGTTGGGCAACAAGGTATAACCCTTGCTGATAGACCTAGTCTACCATGGATAGAAGTTTTTGTCACCTCTCGTTCGGCTAGCCGAACGGGTGTCACTCATCATTCATAATTTTGTGTTGGTCGCATAGGTCGGTGGCACTCATCATTCGTTCCAAAGTTTGTGTTGGTTTGTGTCGGATTTTTTGGGCAAAAAAATAACCCCGCCCCCGAAGGGGCGAGGTTATTCTCTAGGGCTTAGGCATCTACACCCGCTTGGGTCTTCTGCTCTAGCACTCCCGCAATTTCAAGCAGGATATCGAAATCTTCTTCGGCTATGCTTGATTCATCTAGTGAGTTAGCGAAGGCAAGAATATCTTTCAAGGTTTCGCGAACTGTCTTCTTAGCCTTAGCGGGCTTGTCGGTCTTAGGGGTCGCGCTCTTATCATTCTTGGCTTTACGCATGGTTGCGATTTCGGCAACGAGGGCATCTAGGGTCTTAATCTGCTCACCATTGCCAGAGCCAAGCAGGTTATACGAGGCGGTTGCGGTGCTGAGTTGCTTGGCGATAGGCAAGGCGCGGAAGTCGGCGTGAAGTACGCGTAATTTCGACCATGTTGGCAGGGCAGGGGCTTGGCTTGATTTCAAGAATGAAGAAGTCTTGCCAGAATCCTCTAAACCCTTGATGAACTTCTTCTGTTCGGTGACAGATAAGCGACTTTCAAGCACCATAGTTGCGGATAGATTTTCGATAGATTTCACGATTTCAATTTCAGACTTCTTTGAGGTGTCGCACACTGAAACCCAAGCAGAGGTGAGTTTCGGCGCTTTGATAGTAACTGTATTCTTTGCTGTCTTTGCTGTCTTTGCTGTCTTTGCTGATGTCATTTTTTTAACTTCCCATGAGTAAGCATCTGGGTACTTAATCTCATGGGTTCACCCTATCATGGATTTAGGTTTCAGCACACCATAGGGCAGGGCAGGGAATCGGGCGCGGCGTGGGCGTTCGGCTAGCCGAATGGGGCGCGTGAGCCTAGACGCGAGCGTGAGCAGGGGCAGACACGCGGCGCGAAATGGTAAGGGTTAGGGCTAGGTCATGGTATAAGTCGAAGGCATGGCGCAGACATGGCGAGAGTTCGCAGACATGGCGAAAGATAATCGGCTAACAATTTATTTATTTATTATGGGGGCAATTCATTTATGAACTACTCATGGAGATAGTTGCTCATTAACAATTCATAATCGCACACAATAAACGCATGACATAAGCGCTAAAAGCGCAATGTTTTGACCCGAGGTTTATTAAAACCGAGTCTGTATGTATATATATACTCCCATAATTATTTTCTGTTATATTTAATCCCCCCTCAGAGTACCTTAAGTACTCCTCGGAGTGTGTGACCTACGTCACACTGTGAGCGTAGCATATGCGGGTTCGGGAAAATACTTTCCCAACCCACTCGGAAAAGACCCGTTTGAACGGGTCTTCTATAGTATAGATATAAATTATTACGGAGTCGCTCCGTTTAAGACTCCGCTCCTCCTATATATATAAATTTGAAATTTTTTTTATCAAAATGCCCCCCTTATGCCGTTTATAGGGTACGTTAAATCGGCGTTATTAGATGGGACATAACAATGGGACGCAAGGCTGGAAAACAGACCTATGGTAAGGATGAAGCCCAGGCTAAAGTCCTGGCTCTTCTAGAACAAGGGGCTACCGTCACCGCTGCTATGGCAGCCGTTGACCGTCAAGACACCGCCTTCCGTCAATGGAGCATGGCAGATGCCGACTTCAAGGAGAAGGCTGATAAAGCCCGACTTGCTGGTAAAGGCATAAAGCAGGATTTATCAGAACTTAAGGATATGCCCTTCCATGAGTTCTCAGAGCAGTTCCTAGGCTCTAAGTTATTTAATCACCAGTTAAACTGGATTGACCTTATTGAGGGTAATGTCCCACGTTGGCTACCTGCGGGTATGACCTACGAGGCTGGAGACCCTAATCGTGTCTTAATTAACGTGCCACCCGAGCACGCCAAGTCGACTACGATTACAACTAACTACGTAACACATCAGATTGTGACCAACCCTAACACGCGAGTGATTATCGTGTCTAAGACTCAGGGTATGGCTCGCAAGTTCCTAGGCGCTATCAAAACGCGCCTTTCCCACCCTGGCTACATGAAACTCCAAACGGCCTTTGGCCCTAACGGTGGTTATAAGGCAGATGCTACACAGTGGTCTGCCGACATGATTTACCTGGGAACAGGTCGAGACTCTGGCGAGAAGGACCCAACCGTACAAGCCCTAGGCTTTGGGTCACAGATTTACGGAGCACGTGCAGACCTGATTATTCTTGACGACGTGGTGATGGGTTCTAACGCCCATGAGTGGGAAAAGCAGATTGAATGGCTGCAGAAGGAAGTTATCACCCGTCTAGGTAGACATGGTAAACTTATTATTGTAGGAACCCGCGTATCTTCTGTAGACCTCTACAAGATGATTAGGGATGGCTCACAGTGGACTGGTGGCAAAACACCCTTTACCTACTGTGCTATGCCAGCCGTACTGCAGTTTGACGATAAACCTGCTAACTGGAAAACACTTTGGCCTGAAACTGACCAACAAGAAAACGATTTGGATGACCAACTTGACAACGGACTTTATCCTAAATGGGATGGACCCTCGCTCTTTAAGCGTCGCTCTGAGGTCGCTCCGTCAGTATGGGCTATGGTCTACCAGCAAGAAGATGTCCAAGAAGACTCAATCTTCTCCCCTACCTGTATCGCAGGTTCCGTCAACGGAATGCGTAAACGAGGACCTCTAAAAGCAGGAACTCCAGGACATCCGCAGCACGTTGAAGGTTATACTATTATTGGTCTTGACCCTGCTATGGCAGGTGCTACAGGAGCCGTGGTTGCTACTTACAACCGAGCAGACGGACGTATCTACGTCCTAGACTGTGTGAACATGACTGACCCAAGTCCCGCAAAGATTCAATCTTTGATTGAGGAGTGGGTTGAGAAGTATCGTCCACAGGAACTGCGTATTGAAATTAACGCACACCAGAAGGCGTATGCCTTAGACGATGATTTACGAGCATACCTTGCATCTTACGGATGCCAACTCAACTCTCACTTTACTGGCAAGAACAAATGGGACACGTCTTTTGGTGTTGCGTCTATGTCTATGTTGTTTGGTAATACCCGCGATGGTAGATTCCAAGATAACAACTTAATTGAACTACCAAGTAACGAAGGTTCCGAAGGCCTAAAGACTCTTGTGCAGGAACTTATTACCTGGAAGCCAGATACTAAGAACCCAACAGACTGTGTGATGGCTCTTTGGTTTGCTATTATCCGCATACGCGAGATGATGCAACAAAGCAGTAATGCATCTAAATGGATGCAGAACAGATGGACAACGCAAGCACAGTCATCCAGACGACAAGCAGTTAACTTAGACGAGGCCTTTGCAGAGCAATGGTCTCATACATACGGATAGGAAAATAAAATGGCACGTTATACTAATCTCAATGTTGCCCCTGGCGGCGGCGGCGGCGCAGGAGTTAAAGTAAGTAGAATTAAAATAAGTCAAAATGTTACAGTAAAACCAAAAGGCAAAACTACTCCTAAAGAAGCAGCACGCCTAAAAGCAATAGCCACACCAAAGACTGACCCTAATGCAGGTCGCGCTAAGAGCGCTACTAAGGCTGCTAACAAAGTTGTTGCTAAAAAGCCACTACCAAAGTTAAGCGCTTTTATGGGTAGAACAGTTACTGGTGCTCCAAAACAAGTTTCTCCAAAAAAGGCAGCAAAGTATCAAGCGACTAACGCAAAGACAGCCGCAAAGAAAGATGCTAAGAAAACCAAAGAGATGGATGAATACGATAAGTTTATTGCTGATATGAAAAAATATCAAGCCCGCTAAATCAAAAACAAAGTAATTTCTCTTTAAGTTAGGACAACAATGGCATTATCGATGGAACAAGTAGCAGCACGCGTTGAAGCGTTGCGCTACCGCAATCACGAACGTGATGCCCGTAACTTAAGCGTACTCGCAGTTCGTAAGGGACAGATTGCATCTGTTTACCCTGAGTTTTTCCCAGAGGGTGTAGATGCTAACGTAGTTGCTAACTTTGTTGACGTGGTAGCCCGTGACCTTTCAGAGGTCATGGCTCCACTTCCAGCAATTAACTGCTCTGCTGCTAACTCTGTTAGTGACAAGGCACGTAACTTTGCTGACAAGCGTACCCGTATTGCATCTAACTACTTCTCCCACTCTGACTTATCTGTACAGATGTACTCAGGAGCAGACTGGTATCTAACATATGGTTTCGTTCCTTTCATGATTGAATTGGACGAAGAAAGCAAGTTGCCGCGTATTCGCGTAGAAAATCCAATCGGGGCTTACCCAGAATTTGACCGCTACGGACGCTGTGTGGCATTTGCAAAACGCTACATGATGACTCTTGGAGAACTGGTTGCACAGTTCCCAGAGTACGAAACTCAAATCCTAGGTCGTGAAGGATACCAGCAGGACCTGCATGCTCAGGTCGAAATGGTTCGTTACTTCGACAAGGACCAGTCGGTAATTTACTTACCTAAAAAAGGTAATTTAGTTTTATCTCGCGCATTGAATCCAATGGGCAAGATGATGGTTGTCGTGGCGCGTAAGCCATCTATTGATGGTGAAATGCGTGGACAATTCGACGACGTACTAGGTATTCAACTTCTCCGCAACCGTTTCGCCTTACTGGCAATGGAAGCAGCGGAAAAAAGTGTTCAAGCACCAATCGTGTTACCACAAGACGTTCAAGAACTCCAGTTGGGTGGCGATGCGGTTATCCGTACCGCTAACCCTGCTGGCGTTCGTCGTGTCGAATTAAACATTCCACAAGGCGCATTCACAGAAGCACAACTACTTAACCAAGAACTTCGCGCTGGTACTCGTTACCCAGAAGGACGCTCAGGTAACATCGATGCAAGCATCGTTACTGGTCAAGGTGTACAGGCACTTATGGGTGCATTTGATACACAAGTTAAGTCAGCACAGGCAATCTTTGCATCTGCTCTACGCGATGTAGTTTCTCTATGTTTTGAAGTAGATGAGAAAATCTTTGCAGAAGAAAAGACAATTCGCGGTGTAGACTCTGGTTCACCGTACGAGATTACGTACAAGCCAACCAAGGACATCAAGGGTGATTACTCTGCAGATGTTCGTTATGGTATGCTTGCTGGTCTTAACCCAGCACAGGGACTTATTTTTATGCTACAGGCTCTTGGCGGAGGATTAATCTCCAAGGACATGGCTATGCGTGAATTACCATTCACAGTCAATGTTACACAAGAACTTGAAAAGATTGAAATCGAAAACATGCGCTCATCACTTCTTAGTGGTATTACTGCAATGGCTCAGGCTATTCCGCAGTTGGCTACGCAAGGCGGAGACCCAGCATCTATCGTAACTAAGATTGCGGGAGTAATTTCTGCGCGTCAAAAGGGTCAAACCTTAGAAGATGCAATCGCAGATGTATTTGCTCCACAGCAACAAGTTCCTCCTGCTGGGGCGGCAACTTCTCCTGTTGAGCAGCCGTCCCCTGCTCCAGGCGCGGCTCCAGTGGGAGGCTCTCCAATGGATACAGGTATGGCACCTCCAGCGGCAGCACCAGATTTACAAACTATTTTATCTACCCTAAGTGGTAGTGGCAAGGCAACAGGACGAGTGACAACTAGGGGATAAAATGACAACGCTGGTAGCGATACAAGGAGACGGTTGGTCGGTACTAGGATGCGATTCACGACTTAGTGATGAGCATGGACGTTTTCAGATAGCAAAGACACCAAAAATTGTAGAAAACAATGGTATCTTAATTGCTGGTTGTGGTTCATCGCGTGCTAGTAACGTGTTGCACTATGGCTACAAACAACCTAAGCCTACTGTACAAGAAGACTTAAATACTTTTATGACACAGAAGTTCATACCAGGAATGCGTAAAAACTTTGTGGATGCAGGTATCGACATGAAAGAGGACGGCGATGTCGCACAAATTGATGGGGGATTCCTCATCTCGGTCAAGGGGCAAGTTTTCTCGGTTTCTGAGGACTACTCTTGGGATACCGATGTTCGTAATGTATATGTTATGGGTAGCGGCGGAGATGTTGCCCTCGGTGCCTTGGCAGCGCTGGGTGTGGAAAAAGTAAAGACTATTAATCAAGCAGAAACAATGGTTCGCAAAGCAATTGCTATCGCAATTCGATATGACAATATGTGCTCAGAACCAATTCATATTTTCAAACAATTTAAGTAGGAGGAATAATGGTCAGTGGAGGAATGCGCCCAGATGCGCCGCAGAATAACCCTGCCAATGTTTCAGGTACAGGTGGAGCAGGACAGAGTGGTGACTACACTGGCTTTGCCTATGGTCAAAATAGTGCGTTAAACAACTCTCGAGTTGAAGGTAATGCAGCAGTTGCATCAGTTAAGGCAGCGACTTCATCTTCACCAGAAGCATCATATGCTGGAATGAACATGTCACCAATAGGCACATTTATGGACCCAACTAATAATCCATCAGAGCCAATTACTGCTGGTGTAGATTTTGGTCCTGGCCCTGGTTCAGAAGCGCTACCAAATGCTTTCAAGAGTGATGCACGCCAAGATGAGAACATAAAGATTGCTATGTCATATCTTCCAGAATTAAGTCTTGCTGCTCAATCATCAACTGCACCAGATTCATACAAGCGCTTTGTGAACTATCTTATTCAAAATTCTAACGGCGCGATAAATGGCTGATGTTACATTTACACCAGGTAGTTTCTTCGACAATGTAGATAAGTTTGCCAATTCACTTGGCTATCAAAATGCAGGAATAGCAATCGAACTTGCAATGATTTCATGGAAATCTCCAGAAGAGCGTGACGCTTTTATTGTTGGGATTACCGAGGAAGATGTCAAGGGCGGAAACGAAAAAAATTATATCAAACGAAATTTTTAGGGGGTAAGAATGTCTTCATGGAGTTCATTTTTATCTACAACAGGTGCAGTTCTTAAAAAACTTACAGGTGGCGGCTCTTATCTCAACGAGGATGAACAAAAAAGAGAAGAAGCGTTTACTGCAAGTGTAAGAAATGCTCTTGATAAAGTAAACCAATCGATTGAAGCGAGCGCTCCAGGACGTGTGGCTAAAGCCGCAAGTAAGTCTACTGCTGACTTTCTACTAAAGGGTGCAGTTCAGTTTAATAATAAAATTTATTCACCTCTTATTTCTCGTCCGATATCTACTTTTGGTTTATTAACTGATTTTACTTCTCCTCTTTACCAAAAGGGACAATTTGAAGAAGGTTTTCAGTTCTCTGATATTAAAGCGGCATACAATCGCAGCGAAAAAGTTTCTGCAATGCAGGCTCTTACAAAGTCAGACCTAGTTCCAATGCTTAGGCCTCTATCTCAATTGGTTCTTTCTACTGGAAAGATTGACCTTAATAACGTCAACTTATGGGAAGACGAAAGCATCAAGAAGAACTTTGTTGACAACGCAGTTGGCCGCTGGTTTACTGGTATTGGTGACCTCTTCGTAGGTAACGTTGGTATCGGCGCTGCTGGTAAGTTGGCTGGCGCAGGCGTAAAGGCTGTTGCAAAGCCTGCTGGTTTGTACACCAAGGGTAAAAGCGTTGATTCATTAGCAGCCGATATGAATGCTGGCATATTATACGCCAACACAAACGGTGCTAAAGGTGCTCAGACTATCTCAGGAAGCCACGTATTAGCGCTTGCTGGTTCAAAAGACTGGGGTATGATTGAAGACCTAGTTATGAAATATAGCACTAACGAAAGATTGATTCCAATCATTCGTGAAACAACAGATGCAGATGTTGTTAAAGATTTACTTCTTGCTGATAAGGGCAACCTTGATGCACTAGGACGGCTTGCTGCAACATCAAGTGATAAGTTATTTGAAATGGCTGATGTTAAGTCACAAATACGTACTAAGGCTGTCCAAGATGGACAGATACCACTACCAACAGGTGAATCTGCTCTACGTCTAAGAAAAGCATTTGATGACGCAATCAATAATGACCCACAGTTTACAAAAATTAGAGATGCATTCTTTAGTGCAGAAGGTGATTTGCTTTCAGGCGGAAAAAACTTCATGCCTCTGGAACCTATTGTTGGTGCGTCCGCACTAATAAAGGGACAGACTGTAGTTCGTGGAGCAAAAGCAAAGATTCGTAGCCGTGATTACCAACTTCCAAAGAATGCTTTCTTTGAGACTACAATTGGTACAACTGCTGGTGGATTGGTGCTAAAGGGTGTGCGACTTGCTGGTCGTGCAACAGAATCGCTGCCTGCTGGCTTCGTGTCTCTATCAGGTATGCGCCCATTACAGGCGCGTGTAGAACTTACTGGATTCCTCAATAACATGAAGATGTTTAGAGATGGTGCCGCTAAAGTTGAAACGCAACCTGGATTATTTGAAAAGGTTTCAGTTGTTCGTGCTCGTCTAGAAGATGAATACATGAATACACTAGGTAAGGGTTCTATCGCACAGGTAGAAGCGCTTAAATCAATTGATGCACAAGTCGGCCGTATGCTTGCATACAAGGCTAAGATTTACGATGAGAAGCAGATTGATACATACGTAGCACGCTTCCAGATGAATGTTAGCAAGGGAATCCAATCTGTTAAAGAAAACGGATTTGGTATTGGCTACGATGGAAACGTAACACTAGTTCAGCCTCAAACACTGCGTCAATTTGCAGAGTCCTATCGTTTTACTCCTTGGGATGACATTGAGACCCAACTTGACATTGAAGCAGCAAAGGGACTTACCAAGTTAGGTCGGTCAGGCAATCGTGCTGGAAGAGATATCTTTGGTGAACTTAACAAGGTATGGACATTCGACGTACTTGCTCGCCCATCATACGCATTTAAGCAGTCACTATTTGAACCAATCATCAGCGTTGGCTTATCACAGGGCATTGCTTTCGTAAGAAATGAAATCATTGCTGGCGGTGTTAAGAGAGCATCCCTTAACTTCTATAACTGGTCTAATGAATTTGTTAGAAAGAATGTTACCAACAGGGCTGAGTATAATGCCGTTGCTGGCAACGTTGCAGACAGGTCTACAATGTTACAGCAGGCTATTGCCGCTAAGAACAACGCAGAAGCATCAGTTAATGAACTACTCAAGAATGCTTCTCCTGCAACAAAGTCACAACATTTATCTGCAGCAAAGAAGGAACTAAAGGCTATCGAAGAACTTGTTGATGGCATAGAACTAGACTTGCGCGATGCGATGGTTCCATACGGACTTACACAGGCTATTCCTAGCATGGCAACACTAGAGCGCAGAATTGCATACCTAGAATCTAAACCAGGTATCACAAAGAAAAAAGCAGAAGTTAAGAAAGCCAAAGCAGCAGTTGCTAACTACAAGACCATAATTGGTAAGATGGCAACTAATAAAAAAGTAATTATAGATGCAGATAATGCAGTTCAGCAAGCATATGCTAGCATTGATAACGCGCTTAAAGAACTTGGCGAAGCCAGAGTTAAGCAAGCAGATGTTTTTGGTAAGAGCGCAAAGTTTAAGAAGCGTTATTACTCAAAGGAAAAGAATGTCATTATACTTAATGGCACGCAACATCACATTGATTCTTTCATCGAAGAACAGATGGATGGAAGCGCAAATAACTTTACTGCAGCCGTACGCGCAGAAACACAGAACGCTAGAACACAGCAAATTAACTTTCTAGGAGAGATGTCTGTAGCCTCGGGTGTATCTGCAATTAAGCGCAAGATTCCTATGTCAAAGATTAACGTAGCAGACGAGAATTACTTTGAAGAATTAGCAGACATTGCTAATCGTCAATACCGTGGTGAGCCTCTAATGGACTTAATCTTCGCAGAGACTCCAGTAGAAAAAATCCTAGCGTGGGGTAAGAGCCCAGCAGGAGTTTCCTACCTAAAGGCATTTGATGTTTTTGATGAGAAACAAGCGTCTTCTTATCTTGTTGAAAAGATTGAACTTGTTAAGCGTATGTACCCATCTTATGAGGCTCGTGCAGCAATCCTAAAGGGTCAAGTTACATCACAGCAACTAGAAACTTTTCTTGCCCCATACATTGATGAGTTGTATGATATCATCCCATCTAATCATAACTACGAAGCATTAACATTTGGTGTAGGCGGAGTTGCAACAGCAACTCAAGGATACAACAAGATGATGACTAAGGTGATGAGTAAACTCGCAAGTGTTGAAAATCCTATCCGTGGTTCTCTATTTGACAAGTTGGCAACTGAGAATGTTGCACGACGAGCACAGTACCTGATAGACCAAGGTGTCGAAATGACAACAGGTCAGTACAATGCTCTACGTCAAGCAGCAGGCCGTGAGGCTTTGCAAGAGATGGAAAAGACTCTCTACACTATTAATAACCCTAATCGTCTTATTAATTCCTTGCGTGCAATCATGGCGTTCCCAGGTGCAAATGCTAACGCATTCTTGCGCTATGGTCGCCTTGCCGCAAAGAACCCAACACGCGCAGCAGCGCTAATATCTAACTATGGACGCGCATACACTACATTTGGCGTAGATGAATCTGGCAATCCAACTGATGATATCAACAAGATATCTCACTTAATTGTACCTGGAACCAACGAACTAGGAATGGGCTCAAGAGGAGAAGGCGTTAAACTTAGCGCCCAATCTCTAGGTTTCCTGCTTAACCGACCAGGACCATCATTCATTACAGGCCTTTCAGTAGGTCAGATAATGCAAAAGTTTCATAAATCAGAAGCAGATGTTGAAGAACTAATGACATTTGGTGGAGTAAACTACTACAAGGTTATCTTCCCTTATGGTCCTCCTACATCTGTTAGAGATGCTTACACCCCTCCTTGGGTCAAGAACCTAGTTAATAGTGGCCCAGATTGGCAGAGAGAACTTGCAGCCAAAATATTTGGTCAGGGTGGACAACGAGATTACTTAAGTTCTTGGAAGTCTGTTTACAACTACAACGCTATGTTGGTTGAAATGGGAATCCAAGATGCTATGCCATCTGATGCTGAAATAGAAAGCCAAGTAAAGGGTTTATTCCGCGCTAAATTCCTATCTGTATTTGCATCACCTTACGCAGGTATTCCTTACAAAATTGACAACACTCCAATGGCTCTTACTTCAAATCTGTACTATAAGTTACAAGAGAAGTATCAGGCTCAGGGCGTAAACAATCAAGATGCTCGCGACTTAGCAGGCCAAGAAATGTTAACTTTGCTTGGTCCAAACTTTATGCTCGATAGAGTATCATTTACTGGCTCATCTAAAAACATTAACTTCCCTGCAACAAGTGAAGCATACGCACGCGTAATGGAAGACAATGATGCGCTAGTTGGACGACTTGCCAATATTGAACCAGGCGAAATTGGTTTAATTGGCTTACTAACGGCTGATTTAGATTATGACCCAACAAAGCAATCAAACAACATTCTTGCGCTTCTATCTAATCCAAGTGCAACATTGCCAGGAACAAGTAAGAACCTTAACGAACTCAAGATGACTCCACAGGAGATTGAAGTTGAGCGCATTAAGCAACGTACTTGGAACACCTACATGGCAACTAAAGAAGCACTAGAGGCCAAAATTACCGATGGCAAGACTCTTCGTGCTCATCCAGAACTAAAGGTTGTTCTAGACACTCTTGCTGCGACTACATTTAGAGAACAAAGCCAGGCATGGTATGACCAGTATCAACTTGCTCAAAGTGGTGATACTTCTTACAAGTATGCTCGAGCATTAACTGAAATTACTAGCGATGCTGGCTTTATGGGAAAGAATGGCAACAGCGCATTTTGGCGTGACGTTCAAGAATTCTTGACTGCTCGCTCAATGTTTTCCACAGCGTATCAATCATTGCCAGACTATGACCCACGTAAGGCTCTATTAAGAGATGCATATAACATGTGGACAGAGCAAAACGTTGGTCAATGGGATGGTAACTTGAAAACAATTATTACACGATATTTTGACAATGACTCACTAAAGGCGGCTAACTAATGGCAGACAGAGATAAAGATGGCATTCCAGATAGCATCGATATTGATGGTGGCGATGGTACTGGCAAAGCAAAGCCTGGAACTGGACTTCCTTCTGACATAGCAGCAATTATTAATAGCATCATGGCTACTAATAGTGGTGGCGATGCTAAGAGTCCACAATCTGGAACGAATACTTCAACCACTAAGACTAAGTTAACTGCCAACACAGCACTTCAAATTATGACTTTGGCTGCAGAAAATGCTGGGTATACTGCCAAGTTTACTGCCGCAGACGTGGCTGAGTTCATGAAAGAATTTGATGCTGAGCAAGACCGTCAAATTGAAAAAGTAGTTACTACCACTGCAAGCAAGTTGACACCTGGAGCAACTCCCGAAGCAGTTGATAAGACAATATCATCTACTGCGACAACAGAGTACCCATCTTTCTTTGATGCTGGTCGTTTTACATCAGACTGGGTATGGAAGAAAGTTGACTTTGGTAATGAAGCAACACTAGGAGCCAACTCTCTTAATGTCCTAGCCCAAGTACGTGGCATACTCGATAAGTTTAATATTCTTGGTGTCTCTGATAAAGACATAAAAGTTGCTGCTAAGGCAATTGCTAAAGGCGACTTGAAACTTGCTGACTATAAAGTCACACTACAAAGAATTGCAGCAAAAGAATATCCACAGTTTGCTGACCGCTTTGCAACTGACCCAGAACTCACAACATATGATATTGCTTCTCCTATTATCAAGATGCTTGCGAAGACATGGCAAGTACCAGAAGAGACTGTTGATTGGAAAACTAATCCAATTGTAATGTCCTACACAAACTACGCTGGGCCAGATGGTAAGGGTAAACCACCATCATATTATGACTTACTGCTCAAGGCAAAGAATGACCCTAAGTATCAATTGACCGAAGAAGCAAATAATAATGCACGCGACTCGGCAACTAGTTTTTCTAGAGCGTTTGGATTTGGAGTATAATGGGTGCCTATGAGCAAGCCGCGGAAGCGCGTATGGCCGCTGCTAAAAAAGCAGCAGCAGAAGCCAATGCATCTGCCGTAGACGAACAAAGTAAGAAAGCAGCAGCGGCTGCAGCACTTGCCGCCGCTCCTGGACCAGACCCAGCCAAGACTGCCTATTCAGAATTAACTCCAGCGCAGCGTGCTGCTATGTCTCAAGGTGAAAAAACAGATTACTTAGCAGCAGCGCGTGCAGCCAAAATGGCAGAAGAAGCAGCAGCACGTGCAGCCAGCGACCCAATGTTCAACTTTTCTGTACGACCAGATGCTCCACAAGTTCCAGGAAAAATTCAGTATTACTCCTGGATAGGTGGCGTAAACAATGGTCAATGGAAACTTTATTCGGCTCCTGAGAATCCTATTACCACTGCAATGTACGGCGACCGCGCTGTCGGTGGAGCAACAGGGGCAACACCAAGTTCAGCAGTCGGTGCAAATACGCTTGTAACACCAGGTGCTGGTAACAATGGTAACAACGGCAACAATGGCAACAATAATGGAGCGCCAAAATTTGGAGAACCAGGATACGTATTAAAGCCTGGAGACCCAGGCTATGTATTGAAACCTGGTGACCCAGGATATGTACTAAAATTCGGAGACCCAGGCTATGTATTAAAGCCTGGAGACCCAGGCTACGTTGCGCCAGGAGACCCAGAAAGACCAGTAGGAACTCCTCCTGCATATGTTTACAATGCCAAAACTGGCAAATGGGAAATGCCAGCCAAGCCAACAGGTGCTGGTACATGGGTATTTGATGCCAACAAAGGTTGGGTAGATACCACTGTAGTCCCAGGTTCAACTGGAATTAGTGCTACTGGAACGCAGACTTTAGCCATAGATACTTTTAGAAATACACTTGCACTTTTATTTGGCCCTAAAGAAGCAAGTCAACCATGGGTAACAGCGTTGTTTGACAGCGCATCAAAGTTCTATAATAGCGGTTCAACTATAGATGAAGCAATCAATTTATCTTTACAAGACATACGATAC